CCGGATCCATTCGACCTCGGCGAGGTGCACACCATCCTTGCCCACCTGCGGGAACATCGTCCCGAGCAGATACTGAATTTCGTCCAGCTAATGTTCTTCACCGGCCTGCGCACGTCCGAGGGGATCGCGCTGCGCTGGCCGGACATCGACTTCAGGAAGCGCGAAGTGCTCATCGATGGCGCGAACGTGTACGACGAGGATTCGGACACGACCAAGACGTACGAGCCTCGAGTCGTGAAGCTGACCGCCATGGCGGTCGAGGCATTGCAGCGGCAGAAAGCTCATACCTACCTCGCAGGCGAACATGTGTTTCACGATCCCAAAACCGACGAACCCTGGGGCTACGCCAAGATCACAGACGTGCGGTCATTCTGGAAGGTGACGCTGACGAAACTGGGCATCCGGTACCGCCGGCCCTACGCCATGCGGCACACCTACGCTACGCTGGGCCTGATGAGCGGTGTGAAGCCTGGCTTCATGGCCAGCCAGCTCGGACACAGCTTGAGGATGTTCTTCACGGTCTACGCAAAATGGATCAGTAGTGCGGACGATGATCGGGAGATGGCGAAGCTCGAACAGGCGATATCGGTATCTGGGGAATTTCTCGGGGAATCAGAGGGGAAATTGAGGGTATCATAGGGGCGGTGCTCCTAAGGAGAGTTCCCCTTAATTCCCCCTAAATGCCCTGCGTTAGAGGTTCATAGCCTATCGGGGGTTCGAATCCCCCTCTCTCCGCCAGAATACGAAAGCCCTTGATCTTCAAGGGCTTTTTCTTTTCTTGGCGTAGCTCTGCTGACGGGCGCCGGAGGCTCAGGGAATTTCCAGGGAAATTTGACCTACTTGGGCTCGACCGCGATTGACCATTCCTGCACGTACGCCAGGCCGCCGGCGCCGTTCGGTCGCTCCTCGCCCTTGAGCAGGATCTTCCCGTTGTGCATGCCCTGGAGGCGGACTTCGTACAGCGGAGGGAGCAGGCCTGTGCCGACCTGGGCGTTTGGGTCGCGCACCTCCGCCATGAGCGTGCTGCCAATGCCAGCGACGACGATCGCTCCCTCTACGGGCACAATCCGGGCGATGTCGTTATCTGAGAGGCGGGCGCCGCGGTCGCGCAGCCGTTTGACTTTTCCGTACATGCATCGAGTTTAGCACTGCTGACTTGCGCCGTCGGCGGCATCACCACCTTGCCCTCGACGGTGCTGAACAGGTGGAAGTCACCGCTCGCGGTCGCAAGGAAAAAATCCATCACGGCACCAACTCGTTCTCGCGCAGAAAGGCCTGGCAAGCACGGCCGGTGGCTAGGTCCTCTTCGACAGCCAGCTTCAGCGCGACAAGATCTCGCTCAGCGTCTGATCGAACCAACCGGCCGGGTGAATTGGTGCCATCGCCGCCGGCGGGGCTTTGGGCGTCGGGCGCGCCGGAAGGTCCACAGACGGCGGAACCGACGTACACGCGCTGAGTAACAATGCGCTCGCGAACAGGCTGCATTTCTTCATGTTTGGCCTCGGTGATTTTAAGATTGATGGCGCCCTGGGCGGCGGCTGAAACGACGTTCTCTTCGGTGCGACGCAGGACAGCCAGGGAGTCGGCTGCAGCGCGCTCACTTACGGCTGCCGCATGGCCTGCGCTGTATTTGTGCGCGCCGTACCAGCGCACGCCCACCGCGGCCAACACGAGCAGGCCAGCCAGCACGATTACGCTGGCGAGGATGCGCTCTACGCGGCTCACACCAGCTCCTTGACGGCTCGACGCGTGATGTCCATGCACTCCATCAGACCGTTGTCGCCGCCATTGACGGCGTGCCGCACTGCGGTGAGCTTGCCCTGGTCCGCGAGAATATTCAGGCTGCGGCCGGTCGGATTGCCCTGATCCCAGAACCACGCGGCCGCCAAGCAACCAAGATCAGGCTGCTCGAGCAGCTCGGGATTCTTCAGCAGGTCCAGGCCGAGCGCGGTGCCGCACTTTGTATAGTTGGCGCGACCAGTAATCTGAAGCGGGCCGCGGCCCCGGAACCGCCAGCCGTCGCGGCTGACAGGGCCGCCGTTTCCGTTGCGGTACGCATAAGCGATGCATGCGATGCCTTCCTGGTTCGCCGGGTGCGCATCTGTGCGACCGTAGTGATTGGCCTGCGCCAGGGTGAATCGGCCTTTGAACCCGGGCACGACCATCAGACGTTCGGCCGAGTAGTTCAGGCTTTCGACCATCTTCGTCAGGTTGAGGGATTCGTGCAGCACCTGCGCGAGGAACACGGCGCGGCTCTCCTTGCTGATGATGCCGAACCGCGCCATCGCCTCATTCAGGGGACGTGCGAACTGGATGGCGATAGCGCGCGACACTGGTCCAATCCGAGCCAGCTGATCGCTGGTGAGTGATGCGACAGCGATAACTGCCTTGGGCAGATCAGCGGGTTTCATCAGTCGGGTCCTTCGGGGCTGGGAACTTCGTTTCGAACAGGGCCTCGGCTCTGAATAGCGCACGGCTGCCCATATGTGCACCAATGCCAGTCAGCGCAAAAGTCAGGGGCATGGGGAAGTTTTGCCACATGCAGAGGTTTGCAGTGATCAGGCCTGCCAGGCCCGAGATGACGATCTCGCCGACGAACTCGGTGAAGTTCCACGCTCGGACGTGGCTTTCGCGCATCTTGCGCACGAAGGAGGCGACGCCACCCAGCAGCGTGATAAGGACGAGCCAGATCCAAGGGAGGACCTCGGTCCATTCGTTGGCGGGCGGGTGCGGTGGCTTGTCGAGCATCTGGGGGTCCATTCCTGGCGATCAGTAATGTCCCCACGTTAACAATTGCTTAGTCTCAATTCTCGGAAAGTTGAGACAATTACGGGATGCTGAAATCGCTATCAGCTGGCCGACCCGCGCCGGCATGGTTCATGCACGCATCACCTTGGACTTTGGGTAGTCGCACATGTGCAAATCGATTGGGCGCACACGCTTCATCACCGCCGGATCGAACAGGCGCAAGCCCCCAGCCAGTACGATCGCGAAGGTCTGGTCCGAGCACCACCACTTGCTATCGTCAGTCCAGTCCTCCGAGTAGGTAAGTGGGATGCCAAGGGCACCGGCAAAGTCGTAGCCCTTACCTACCTGCCCCTCCGCGAACGCGCGCGCGGCATCGATGTCGGGGACAACCACTGGCATGTCGCGGTAGACGACAATCCCCTTCATCAGCTCCTCGACAGTACCGGCGCGGCAACCGTGCGTCATCGATGCCTCGTAAGCGCGGTTGCCGATTATCGTGATCGAGTGGCTGAACTGGCGCGAGCCGGCACAGACGCCTACCGCCAGGCTGAGGGGGTTGTACGGCCAGCGGCTGGTAAGCCGGACCGTGATGATTCCTGGACGTGCCATTAGACCTCCTTGAATGTGATGCTGGTGGTGTAGCGAGCGGCATACTTCATGCTGATCTCGCTGCTTTTGGACCGGTGCGCGAGGGCCATGAACTTGCGTTCCCGCGCTGGATTGGGATCGTTCGGGCACAGGCTCACGAAGAGCGGGTAGGCCGCGCTGTTCAGGGCCATATCCATCACGGCCAGGCCGTCCTCAGGTTCCATATACGACAGGTCGACCGGGATCTCCTTCGAGATGAAGCCTGGTGTAGCGTACGTATCCCCTCCCCCCGTCACAGTGAAGTCCGTGCTATCGAGCGGCGTCAGGCCGGCAGCTGACGCGTTGTACTTTGGCGACCAGTACGGAGCGGCCACCAGGCAGGCCACCTCGAGGTAGCCCTGAACATTGTCTGGATCCGCGATGTCGACTGCGATACCCCGCGCCTGGATCTCAGCCGGCAGCCAGTGGCGGGCATAAGTGCCGCCGCCATAGGCATAGGCGCTCGCGGCCTGCGCCGGCGTAAAGCCGCGCAGCTTCGGCGCCGGCCAGGGACAGGCCGGGGACAGGCCGCTGTCGTAGTCGTAGCTCTGCCATGCATCGATGTAGCCAGCCGGGCGCGTAGCAGCTGCGCTCGTGGTCGGGTAGTAGCTGGTCGCCGCGGCGCCGATTTCAAGCTGCGCACCCCAGACGAAAATGCTGTTGGTGATGGCTCCGGCATAGCTCGTCGTCGACGTGCCGGTGTCGGGCATCATGTAGATCGTCATGGTCGCCGTGCCGCTAGTGGTGCAAGCGCCGGTGAGCGTGATGCGATCCCAGCCGCTGGTGTCGGCTGCGCTGATCGTCGGCGCGCCTCCTGCGCTGTTCGGGATCGTGTTGAGGGTCACGTCGAAGGTGGCGCGCTCGTTGGCCGAGAACTGCGCGGCCGGGAATGCCACCCGCAGCCGCTTGCGCGTGTCAGGTTTCACGAACAAGCTGAAGGTGTAGCTCTGGCCTGCGACTACCGCCGCCGTCGACGTCATGATGTGGTCCGCCGTGGTAGCCGTCTCGATGAGACGCTCGGCTGTGAGCGTGCCGTCCGGCGCCGCGGTAGCATTCGTGCCGATCGTAGTGCCAGTGTTCACCCACAGGGCGTTTTCGAACGCAGCGCTGTAGCGCATCAGGTTCGTCGCAGCGGCCTCTTTGCTGACGCGAACCCGCATCTGCGCAGTCGGCGACCAGTTGCAGAATGCTGTACCAACGAACTGGATCGGCTCAGGCGTAGCAAACAGTGCGGTGATTCGGTCGCTGGTACCGGTCGCGCGCCAGAAGCTAGACTTCTTCCAGTTCAGCATATTGGCTTCGACAAGCGCCCCCGCACGAGTCGATGCGGTGAACGTCGCAGCGCGCTCGAGCGCGTTGTCCGAAACGATTCTCAGGTTTGGCATGCTATTCAGTCAGGGTGAGGTTGAGTTGTTGGGCAAGCGCTCGCATGTCCGTGCGCATGTCGGCGACGATGGCGTTGGTCTCGGTGCCGGAGGCGGCGTGCCGGACGTCTTCTTTGTTCGCCAGACGCAGGTCGCGGATTGTGTCGAGGATATTCAGCCAAGCGTCTGCCGTGGCAAGGATGTCGTCGCAGGCCTGGCGGTTGGTCCAGCCGTCGCGCCACTTCGCCTGCGCCCAGCCAGTGACGCCGCGCGGCACCACATCGTCATCGCCTTCCGGGTAGCCCGCTGCACGCCACGCCCGCGCCTGGGCCTCGACGCGGCGATACTCTTCGGACTGGGTTGGCAGGCTGAGGATGGCCATGCGCAATGCCTCGCCGGCGGCGTCGATCTGCCCGATGGCGTCAGCGCGCAGCTGCTCAATCGGCGTCGGGTCCGACCACACCACCTCGTCGTCGACGAGGTGCGCCACTTCGGTATTGCGGCGCCCGGCCCACGACACCTCCGCGTCATAGCGCACCAGAGACGCCCCGTCGATCGGGCAGGGCAAGTTCGGTTCGATTGGGCCGAACGAGTCATCCTGGTGTTCGAGCGTGCCCAACACCAGCTTGTCGCTGTCACGTACCATCAACATTTGAATCGTCTGCATTACGCATTCCCATAAGTTACGGACACACGACGCGTGGCGTAGGTGGTCGCCCCCGTATCGTCCACAGCGATCAGGTTCACGTAGCCAGCCGCCGCGATATCGGACCCTCGCGACTGGAACTGGAAGTAGTCGGCGTCGGCGGCGCTAATCATCTTGATGTCGCCGCTCTCCACCGAGAACGACCACTGCTTTTTAATCGTCCCTGAGCCGCCGCTGAACGTCGGATAGATCGTGTAGGTGGTGTAGGTGGAGCTGTTGCCCACCCGGGACGACAAGACGCCGATGGTCGCCGAGAACGTCGTTATGATCTTGGCCGACTGGATGTTGAACTTCGACCCATCCCACCACACAGCGGAGGTCGCCAAGTTCCCGACGAAGAACTTGTTGACGCCACCGTGCTGGCCGAACCACATGCCGGTGCCGACGGAATACTCGGACATACCCTGCCAGAGCGCGCCACCGGGTCCGATCTCCATGTTGCCGACGTAAGCCGTCAGCGCCGCCAGATTCGGGATAAACACGCGGTTCTTGGCATTGTCCGCCGTGATGGCGTTGTCGCACCAAGGTGTGGCTTTGCTGCCCATTTCCACTTTGATGTTGGAAATGATGATCTGCGCCCCGACAGCGCTAGACCACATGCGAAGGAACGCCTTTGGGGCATCGGCCACGTTCGGCAGTGTGATGGTCCACACGTAGCGCTTGAAGGTCGTTGTGAGTACCGTGCTGTACGCAGTCGTATCGACGCTTGGGCCGAAGAAATTAAGGCTTAACGTCCGGGTGCCGCTATCGCAGGAAGCATCGAAGCTCACGGTGATCGTTGCGCCGGCTGGGGCGCCACAAGGCGGGCTTTCGGCAGCGATGTACCCTCCGGCACTCGACGCAGGAGCCAAGCCAATGTACTCACCATTACCAAAGACGACGTTGCCATTGCGCCAGGAGTAGGCGCCACTGTAGAACGTTGACCATCCGCGCGGCCCAGGCACAAGGTTAGGATTCGATGCCGCCTGCTGGGCCAGCGTCGATTCGGTGGTCAGGATCGTACCGCCGTCCTTATCCAGCAGCGTGAACTCACCATCGGTGCCGAGCTTGAAGCCCAGTGAACCGTTCGACTGACGATAGCCGACCAGGCCCGCCGGCGTCATGGCCGTGCCGTAGCCGGACTGGCGTACGCCCGCCGCGTTCCAAGTCAGCGTGCCGACGCGCAGACCGGCCACGGTGGTGGCGTCGAGTGACAGCACGCCTTTCAGAACGGTGTCGGCGTTATCAAGCTTTTTATCCAACAGCGCAGGTGACGCCCCGGTGTTGAACTTGCCGACCGCGATCCAGTCGATGGCCCACGAGGACGCGGGTGAGTTGCTGCTCACCAGGTCCATGCGCAAGGTCGTGATGGTGTTCGTCAGCCAGTCGGTTCCGCCTTGTTCCAGCTTCTCCATGTCCCATTCGATGATGTTCCACTGGTCTGGGTTCGGCGGGATAGCTGTCGTGGCGTAGTACGTGGAGACGTGGCCGTGAGACGCCGTACCGTAGTAGAGGTTCCCCTCCCACGGACCAGTGCCCGAGAGCCGCTTGATGCGTGCCCGCACTTTGCGATAGTCGCCTCCAACGAAGCGGTCAGCCGTAGGGATAGTCACCGAGAGCACCGGGTTGGCAGCATTCGGGGTCCAGATAACGGCATTCGGGTCCGTCGTGGTGTCTAGGGCAAGCGTTCCGGTGGAGGACCACCCTTCGACGCTACCCGTGAAGTCCCAGCGAACTTTGGCCGTGTCCAGTCCAGCGAACTTCGGATCAAGCGCGCTGTTCATGATCTCGCTGTCCGCAGGCTTGCTCGCCACATTCGCCCAGCTGGCTGTCGTCGCGGCATCGGCCACGGCCATAGCGCTGGCTCCGGGTGCCATGCGGCCTACAGTGACCCAATCCACCTCATAAACATCAGTGCTGTTTGATCCCAGCTCCAGACGGATGCGGGTAATGGTGCCGGTCCAGTTCGCATTTGCCGATGCGTCGAACTCGAAGATCGTCCACTCGCCGGTGACGATCGCGCCGCTCTTGAGGGCCACCCTCCCGTTTGTCGATTCCGACACCTGGGCGTTGGTCTGGAAGTAGACGCCACCGTCAAAGCCGGTGCCGGACACGCGCCTGACCCTCGCACGGACAACCGTGTTGATCGCCGGGACGCTGACGACGCCCGAGCGGATGTACAGGTCGGTAGTGTTGGCGGTTGCGGTCAGCGTGGTGGCGTTCAGCGTAGGCGTGCCGCCGGACACTGCCCAGCCATCGAGGGTGTTGTTGAAGTCCCACGACTGGTAAGGCTGGAAGTCTGCTTCGCTGTTCTTCGTGCCTGGTGCAGCAAGGGCTGCATCGAGCGGCACGCCCACGCCCAGCAGCACCTTGCCCGTCGAGTCCTTGACGGTTAGCCCGCGCGTGTCGATCGCGCTGGCCAGGATCGAATCCGGCACGATCAGCTTGCCGTTGATGACCACGCCGTTGTCGATCCACGCGGAGCCAGTCCAGCGCTTCTCCCCAACGAAGGAGCCGCTGGAAATGGTAACAACGTCGTTGACGACTGGTCCGCCCGGGCACGCTGCCTGCGCTGCAATGTCGGACCAGGTTGAGCCCGTGACATAGTAATGGCCAGCGCCGCGGGCACCAGGCGTGCTCGCGCCGTCGCGCAGAACCGGAATGACCAAGCTGCGCGAGAACGTGTCGCCGTTGGTGGCCACAGTAGCGGTAACGATGCCAGTCCCGCTTACATAGGTGGCGTCGACGCTGCGCGCCTTCACGTTCGACAGGGTGACGCCCTGGCCGCTGAAAACGATGTCGCCATCGAGGGCGATGAGGTCGGCCGTGACGGTAACCACCGAGAGATCGGCGACGCCGGCACTGTTCAGATGAAACCCGGGAGCGCTGGGCGTCAGGTAAATGAACGCGTCCTTCGGATTTAGGATGCGCACGCTGGCGGCCTGCAGCAGCGCGTCGCAGTCGTTCAGCACTCCACTCATACGAGAATTCCCACTTTAACGCGCCCGGTCTCCCAATCGGGACCGAGCGAAACAACAAGAGCCTGGACGCCGGCGGACATGCCGAAGCGCGGGTTGTAGACGGTGACGGCCTGGCCGAGCTCGAGCTGGAGCAGCTCCGGCACGCCAATGAACTCGTACGTGGTGCGCGGCACCTTCCAGAGGTCGGTGCGTCGCTGCGCCTCCGCTTCAGCCTCTGCCCGAGTGAGCAGAAGTACATCCTGCTGGATTGCTTCTGTGCTCAACCTGTAATTAGCGATCGTTGCGGCGTCCGCTGGCTTCGATGCAGTGCGACATGGTTCCGAGAACAGGCTCTTATGCCGATCAGGTAGGCCGGCAAGCGTGCCAGCTTCCTGCGGCGTCCAGTTCTTGCAATAGCCGAGCTTCGTTGCGCCGATTGGAGTCGCGCGAACAGTCCACTGCAGCGTGTCATCCAACATGTGCTCCGGCCGGATAACGAACGGTGCGCCGGCACCAGGCAAGGCCACCTTGATGACGCGGAGTTGCCCAAGTCGCGACATCACCAACTGAGCGCCAAGGCTCCCGGTGATGGACTGGCACGCCGGCAGGACGTTCAGGCGGTCGGTAGAAAACAACCCGACGCCCTGCTGGTTCGCCGAGTCGAAGGCTGCAAGGCTCGGCAGGTCGAGGTCGGCATCGGTGAAGCGGTCGGATGCTTTGCCGAAGCCGGTCACGATCCGTTTGACCAGCTGCACCACGGTTTCACCGTAGGCCGACGCCTTGTCGCCGCGGACCGAAGCCGTGACAGCACCGGCAGGCGCCGCAGCCAGGGTGAACGTGCCGGCCGCCAGGTCGGCGGTGAACGAGACAGGCGCCCCGTTGTCGCGCACTTCGATGATGCTGTCGATCGCACCGGTGTGCACCCGATACTTCAGGGTGGCCGGCTCGACCAGCAGCGGAGTGACGTTGAACACCTGGCCGAACGTCACGGGCAGCAAGGCGTCCTGGTTCTCGCCAGAGCCGCCCAGCTTTGCCTCGCTGATCGGCGTGTTTAGGCGCTGGAGCTTGTCCCGCAGCTTCAGCCCCAGAGCATTGCGGCCGCGCGGCTCGATGTCCGCCACGATCCCGTTAAAGATCATCCGGAAGTCGGCACGGGGCCACCGGATGTCGCCGATGTATGCCTTGATCGAGCGGTTCGTCCAGACGTAGTTCTGCCCCGCCCAGGCGTCACGCTCGCCGCCGGTGTTTTCGATCTCCAGCGTACCAGCCGACAGAGCGCCATCGCCCTCCAGCGACAGCTGCTCAGTGAACAGCGTACCGACGGTGGCGATCGGGAGGTAGGAGGTATTCGCCGGAGTATCGCCAGCGCCGGTGGTAAATGGTTTCGTCGCCAGGTACACGACGGACTCAGCGCCACCGATTTGGACCGATGCTTCGATGAGGACGCAACGGTACGCGGCCTGGCTCTTCAGCCAGTCCAGATATTGAGCATCAGTCATTCAGGGAAAACCCTCGTTTCGTCGTTAGCAAACTTCCACGGCTGGAGGACCGCTCGCGCGATCTTCGTAGCCGCGTCAGACATCACCTCTGCCTGCGCCTTGATCTGGTCGCCCACCTGCTGCTTCTGGTCTTCCCGCAATCCGGCCACTTGGTATAGCAGGGCCTCGGCAGCAGCATCGTTCGTCCGACCTTCCGACGGGTAGTACGGAATCGGCGCAGTCGCGGGCGTGCTGGCTTGCTGCGACAGAGCCTGGTTGTACTGCTGCAGCGCGTCACGCATCGACAGAACTGACTTGTTGAGCTCCACGATTCCGGCCACTTGGGACTTGAGCATGTCGAGCTGGGCCTGGTCGACACTGATCTGGCCTTCCGTCAACCGCGCTACCTCAGCCGTCATCGCCTGCGCATAGTTGAAGTCTTGCTGGTAGCCGGCGCCGCTGGCATAGACCGCCCGGGACGCCTCGAGGAAGGCCGTGTAGACGTCTTGGTACCGGCCTTGGGCGTTCTCGTCTCCGTCACGTGCTGCCGCAGCCACGGCCTCGTATTGCGCTTTTGCCTCGGCGTACTTTTCCGCCGGCGACAGCGGTGACAGGTTGCCCAGCAGCGCGCTCTTGTTCAGGTCGCGCAGGCCAGTTGCGAATGCTCCCATCCGGGTAATCGTCGACTGCAGCGCCTGGGACTCGGCGTTGTATGCCTCGGTCAACGCCGAGCGATACGACGACAGATCAGCACCTGCGCTGCCAGTCGTCTCGATCACCTGGGAGAAGACCTCGTTTACACTAAGCAGCGCTGCAACGGTTTTTGCCCCACCCTCGCCCAACGCCATGTTGGCTTCAACCAAGGCGCGGAATTCCTCCTTGGTGGCCGGAATGGCCAGGTTGACGGAGGCCAGCACTGTGCCTACCTGCCGCATGGCTGCTGCCGACTTCTCAGCGTCGGTGTAGAAGTTGTTGTAGTAGGCAGCGGCAGCACTTGCGAGAGACTCGATGCCGCCGGCCGCCGCGATCAGCTTCGACGCCACACCATCGCTCAGATTGGCGAAGATGGACATTTGCTGGCCCATCCCCTTCAAAGCGCTCTGCGTCTTGTTGATCTCCTGAGCCACCTGCGCCAGCTCGTCCAGCCCGGCATTAGATCCGAGCGAATTGAGCATCTCGCGCGCCCAGGAGGGCAAGCCGATGCTGTCGAGAGCGGTGCGGACCGACTTGCCCATCTCAGCCAGGTACTGCTCCTGACCGGCCTGTCCGTCGGCAAATTCACGAGGGGCCCAGCCGCTGTTACGCGTCTGGTTCCAGTCAACGACCGTGCCGTCCATGTTCTTGATAATGAGGGAGCCCCAAGCACCGTCCTTGCTGGTATCGTCGGCAAAAGCGGTCGCAGCGGTATAGCCCGCGGTCTTGCCGAAGGTCGCGGCGGTGCTGTCCAGGATGCCGACGACTCCGCGGGCCAGCTGGGCTGTCATGTCGTTGACCTCAGCGGATACCCTCGTCTTTTCGAAGCCGATCGACTCCGCGCGGATCGTAGTCGATCCGGATGCGGACGCGCTGGATGCGCCACCCGTGTGGTAGGTACCCGAGGTATCGAACTTCTTCCACAGGGCCACAGCAATGCCCAGACCTGCCACCCACGGCAGCGCCGCGCTCGCCAGGGCACCGATGCTTGCTGCGCTCGCCTCGGCCGCCATACCCATGCTCGCGAACATCTCGGACGCGGTCATGGCCATGCCGCCAGTGCTGCCGGCGAAGCCGGCGCCAAAGGCCGACATCGAGCTCGCGCCAAGGAAATTGCCAACGCCAGCGATGGCGGTGCCGCCAATGCCGGCCAGGCCGGAGAGACCGGATGCAGCCGACAGGGCTGAGCCTACCCCGGACACGCCGCCCAGGGCAGTGCCGGCCTGGGCCGCGCCAGCGACGCCAGTCATCCCGACAGAGGCGCCGATGTTGATCATCCACTTCTTGATCGTCATCTGATACAGCAAGTCGTAAAGCCCGTTCTTGAGCGTGTCGGTGAGCCGGTCGAAGGCCGACTTGCCGCTGTCGAAGATGCTGATGAAGGTGTCGTGGGCAGTGTTCTCGACCGACTCCCACATCTTCACTTGCTCAGCTGCTGATTTTTTTACCTCCTCGGCAGACGCTTCCTGGCGTTGCGACGCGCTTTGGGCATTTCGCAAACGGTTGAGTGCATCGATTTTCCGCTGAATATCGGCGACGCCCTCTTCCGTCAGGACGAGCGATTGCTTGGACGCTTCCAACTCGGCGATTTGGACAGCGGTAATTGCATCGGGCAGGAGGCCATAGATATCCACCTTCGACTCAAGGGCTTCCGCCTGAGCGAGGATGGATTCGATATCGGATTCGACTGCGTCGCGAGCTGCCTCCGTCGCCTTCGCCAGATCGGCCTCGGCCTTGGCGTCGTCGTCAATCCCCTTCTTGATGCCAGGTTGTTTCGCCAGCAGCTTCGCCTGGGCCTCGGTTAGCTGATCAACAGTCAAGGCGCCTTTGGCATAGCTTTTCGACAGCCTGTCCCATTCCGCTGCGAAGCTGCCGGTCAGCCCCGCGAGCTCAGCGAACATCTTGGCTTGTTCGGCCTGGTCTTTAGCAGCCTCAGCCGACTGCTTCTTCACTTCAGCGGCGCTCTGGCCGAGAACCTTCGACTTTGCCGTGATCTTGACCATCGCGTCGACAGTCTCGTTCCCCGAGCTGTTCCATGCGTCGGAGATCGCTTTTGCGGATGCGGACCAGTCGTTGCCGATCTCGTCTGCCCAGTCGCGTCCGATTTGTGCAGCCGCCTTGAAGTCACCCTTCATGATGGCGATGAGCTGCGCCCCAGCGGCGCCCAGGGTCTTACCGACCGTCGAGAATACCTCAACGATACCGACGCCAACGGTGTAGAGAATCCTCAGGACGTTGGCAAGGAACTGCGCGGTGTTCTTCAGGCGCTCGCCCTGTGTCATCGAGGTCAGGAAGGATCCGGCGAGCGAGGACAGCGTCGGTAACAACTCAGCAGCAATTCCCCGTGCTACGCCCTGGCCACCGAGCATGATCAGGTCGAGCGTATCGTTAAAGGCTCCAGCCTTTTCAACGGCCTCCTCGCTCAAGGTCAACCCCAGCTTGGCGGCCATCTCATCCATTTCGCGCAGGCCGGCGGACCCTCCGTTGAGCATCGGGATCATGTCGGCGCCACTCTTGCCGAAGATGGTCATCGCGAGCGCGGTTTTTTCGGCGCCGTCTTCCATCGCGGCGAAACTGTCCGCCACCGAGTACAGCACCTCTTTGTTGCTCTTGAGCGAACCGTCCAGGTTCTTGGCATTGATGCCGAGTTTTTCCAAGCCTTCGTTCCCGTCGACCATCGCCTTCGACAGCTTGGTTTGGGTACTTGCGAGGGCGTCAGCTTCCATGCCACCCATCTTGTAGGCGAGCTCCAGTCCGGCCAGATCCTGGACAGCGATGCCAGTCTTTTGTGACAAGTCGCTGGCGGCGTCCGTGGCGTCGATTGCACCCTTGATCCAGCCGGCGAAGGCAGTGACGGCAGCGGCAGCGCCGAGCGCGCCCAAGGTTGTCTGCAGTGCGCTGATCTTGCCACCAATGTTGCCCATGGCCCCGCCAAGCGTCTCCAACTCGCGACGCGACTCATTGACGCCGTTAACGCCGACTGTAACTTCTGCACGCGATCCGGCTACCAATGCCATGTTTGCCTACCTTTACGTTGATCTTGCCTTCGCCCATTCATCGAGCGCGGCTCGCTCCATGACCTGCACCAGGTCGAACATTCGATCGCGCTCGCTGGGGCGGACGCCCCTTCGGCGCATGCAGATTTCGACGCCTTGATAGTTGAGCCCGGTCGGGCCGGCCATGCCGACATGCCATTGGGTCTGCAACGACATCCAGAACAAGAAGGCCGGCTCGTTCTCCGGCCAGAGCCAGAACTCGTCCGCATCAAGGGTGAGCCCTCCTTCGACATACAATCCAAGAAGAGCGAGTGCATGATCGATCTCGTCCTCCTGGGCCGCGGGCTCTTCGTCGTCGAACTGCAGCTGGCCACGCGCCAGAAGGCGCGCAGCCTCGCTTAGTTTTTTGCTACTGCGCCCACATTCGCCAGGTAAGCCTGCGAGCACACGGAAGCCATACCTGGCTCGGACAGGACGTCCGCCAGCGCCGCGTCAGTGAATGGGATTGCACCACCGTCGGCGTCGAGCACTTGCCCCCAGCCGGTGGTAATACGTTTCACAAAAGCCACCACCGTTTCGTCCTTGTCTTTCAGCGCCGCGGTAATTTCGTCTTGCGGCAGGCGGATGCAGTCGAGGGTGAAGTCGAACGGAACGGACTTGCCTTCCTCGTCCTTCAGGGTGCCCTTGACCGGGACCACGACCTTGTTGCGCTTTACGACTTTGAGTGCCATGTGTTCTTTCTGATATCGAAGGGTTGTATTACAGGCTGATGAGCTTCCACTCGTCGTTGCCAGTGGCGGACGGCACGAAGCGCAGATCGAAGCCGATCAGGCGCTTGCCATTGCGGTCAACCTTTTTCGGGTTGATGAACTGGACGTTCGGCGCGAAGACGATGACCTTGTTGCCGCTCGTGGTCCCGATCGTGAACGCCAGGCTGCGCGAGACGTTGGCGACGACGTCGGCCATCAGAGCGACCTCCTGCGCGGCATCGAGCTCGAGCTCGACCGAGCCAGCCGAATCGCGATCCGTAATATCGACCGTCTCGCTGTTGAGCATCGGAGTGAAGTTGACGACATTGCCAAAGTTCAACTCCAGGCCAGTGCTCGAGTAGACCGTGCCGCCATTGACGACGCCAGCTGCGTAGGTGCCGCCGAGTGTGATGTCGACCACGTTCGCCTTGGTCATCGGCACCGGCTTCTTCCAGGCAGTGAAGGTGCCCGTCGCGCTTCCGGCAGCAATGCCGCCGTTGGTGCCGGTCCATTCGAACTTCAGGGTCGGAATCTCGCCGACCTTGGCTGACAGAGTGCAGTTGCCCATGCAATCGAGCAGCTTGTGCAGGACGCCGTCGTCGTAGTAGTACTGGGTCAGTGCCTTCAGGCCGGTCGACACTGGGCTGTATTCGACACGTGGCGGCGTTGTCAGCGAGCCTTCTCCAGCGGCGCAGCCCTGCAGGAGGACACCCCAGGCTGGCGGCGTGGCCGCGACGCCCGAGCCGGCCAGCTCGACCGAGTAGCTCAGCTTTACGCTGACTGGGCCGACGAGCTGCTCGCTGCCGCCGAACGAACCGCGGATGACATCGCGGGGGATATTTTGGGCGTCCAGTGCCGTGATCGAGACGTCCTTGATCAGGATGGCATTTGCGGCACCAGTCGGCCCCGAGTCGACGCCCGGGGTCGGCTGCACCTTGGCGGTCACGACTGAATTCTTGACATAACGCGGCATGCTTACTCCTCTTCAGGCGATTGGGTTTCAGGGGCCACGGAGGGCTGCGCGGTTGGCTCGGCGGGTGCCGGGCTCGTCGAGACCCATTCCCACGCAGCTTCGTCGAAGCGCCAGGAGCCGCCGCCAGGCAGCGGCGGGATAGGCTGGGTGTCCTGCGATTTGAGATCGTTCATGTCATTCCAGGGTAGAGTTTTGGGTTCGGTGGTCGGCCACGTACGTGAGCCGCATCCAGCCGGTGTTCCTGCCGCCAGCCGTGTAGTCGGCCTCGACGCCGGCAACGGCGAGGTCTCCGACCAGGCCGCCAAGGGTCGTGTCTTCCGCCAGTCGCGCGAACACCGCTTTAAACAAAGGATCGACCGCGAGGTCGCCAGTCATTTGCATGCTGCTCGCGAAGCACTCGACGGTGATGACCGAGCCCCAGTCGATGGGCGCTCCACCGATCGCGCCCGCCGTTGGCACGCTGCGTTCGAACTGCACGCTTACCGCCTGGTCGAGCTGCTCGGGGATTGCGGTCGACCGCGCCCGATAAATCGCGCCGCATACCGCCGGCGCCGCTGCGAGCTTGTCGACGATGGCCGCCACGACGGCGGAAAAGGCCGTCGTCATTGCGTCCGTCCCAGCGTGAGCATCGTCAGCCCAGTGCCATCGGGTGCATCCGCGAGGATGACGTATGGCACGCCGGCGACTTCGATCAGCTTGCCGACCGGGTCGGCCATCACTGCAGTCGATGCCACCGTGACTGCCGGGCTGGTGTCGGCGGCGCCATGGCCGTCTGGCACAACGCTGGAAGGCTTCCGGAAGATCCCCGGCACCACCGCGTTCGCGAGCTTCACCTGGACATTGGCCAGGTGATTCAGCACGGCCGCGTTGGCGGTAGCTTCCAAGTTGGCGAAGAACATGGCCGGGTTAGCGGATCACGCCGTCGAGGCAGACGCGCGCGGTGGTGTCTGCACCGCCCTTCGCCGCGATCAGTGCGCCGACGAGGGTATTGCCGGTGGCGGTGGTCGTGATTTTGCGGGCAGCGTTGTCCCAGTAGACTTTCGCCCCTTGATTGCCGGTATCAGCAGTGACGGCCGTGATATCGAAAACGCCCTCGCGATCGATCTCGACCGGCGCGCCGTTGGCGGCATCGCCAGCGGCGACGCCGAACAGTGCGCCGACCAGCACGCCCTGGCCGCCGGTGACGGCGTACGGAGCACTGACGGTGATGACGCGGCCCTTCTGAACTTTATTGCGCATTTTTTATTCCTGGTTGATGGTTGCGATGAAGAGCGCTTAGGCGCCTACGCCCTTGTACAGGCCGCGGTGGTCGACCGCTTTGGCGGCGAAGTCCAGGCGGCACTTGAAGGTGACGCCGTCGATCTCGAATCCCTGCTGGGTTTCGATGACCGGGCCTTCAGCGCCGTCCAGGTAGCAGTACTCGACGGTGTCGATCTGGCTGTTGTTGCTGGCCATGTACCAGCCGGTCTCGCTCGCTGCGTCGAGGATTGGCTCGACGATCGGCTCGACGGCCGTGCGGCCGCCAGCGCGGAATTCGTTGACGTCGCCCTGCTTTGCTGGCACGTAGTTCGAACTGGTCAGCTGGTACGCATCCTGTTCGAGCGTGGCTGGGACGATCAGGAAATTCGGCGCCAGGTTCAGTTCTTCGTTCGCCAAACCCTTTTGCTTGCGCATGGCAGTGCGGCCAGCCTTCATCGCGCTCAGCTGCAGGGCTGATGGGGTGCCGGTGCCGAGGTTGCCGTGGTCGGCATGGAACAGGGCCTTGCCATCACCCATGGCCGGGTTGGCGGTCAGCTGGCTGTACACAAGGCGGTTTTCCAGGCGGCTGGAGCTGGCACCGAAAGCGGAGACCAGGCGTTCGAAGGCGCGCAAGTCGTCGTTGACGATGGCCTGGCGGGTCAGCGCGACCATGCGGCCGTAGGTCACCAGCGCGTAGGTGACACCCGCGTCCTGCATGGTGCCGTACTTGAATTCACCGTGCTCGTTGGTCTGGAGCAGGTCTGGGGCGCCCGACAGTTGGACGATGCTGATGTTCTTGAAGTCCGGCGCATTCGGCGCACGGCGAGCCCACTGCGTGTAGGTGCCCGCGCTTTCTTCGTAGCCGGCGCGCATGCGCTTGTTCGCCACGTTGGAAAACAGGTTGGCGAAGTCGCTGGTGCCGTGTGCGCCGGAGCGGTAGTGCAGGATCTCGGTTGCCAGACGAAGTTTGTCCATGCCACGGGTCCGGATGCCGCGCGATTCCAGGAAGTCGCGACCGATCTCGAGCAGGCTCATGCCACGGTACTGGCGGCCGTTGTCGGTCAGCGTGATGCCCGCCTGAATACGGTGCATCATTGCTTCTTCGATACCGGCCATGCGCACTTGCATCTCGTCGCCGACGATTTCGATGCGGACGTTTTGTTGGCCGCCGGCAGTAGTGTCGGCGCGCGCCAGCTCGTCGAGGACAGCCTGGCGGGCCTGGTCGATCGAGTTGCCGCCGCGGATCAGGCCGGCGGCCAGCTGGACGACGTTGTGGCGAACGCACATCTCGGTAATCTCGGCGGCACGGCTTGCGGCATCGTCTGCTGCTGGCGGATTCGTCGTCGGCGCGCCCGTTGCTGCAGGTGCTGGAGCAGCTGGTGCGGCGGAACGGCTTGCATCGGTAGGCGCCGGGTTCGGTGCGCCCGCTGGGGTCGTGGACATAGGTTCTTCCTGTAATGGTGGGACAGACATTTGGGCGGGCGCCCGGGTGGTAAATTCGCAGTGCACGCCGCTTGCCGGCTGGCTGCGTGTGCTCGCGTCGGCGTCGGCCGGCACGGTGACAAAACTGATCTCGAACGGCTGCCAGCTAACAGCGCGGTAGAGCGCCAGGTTGACGCCGTCGGTGCGATCGATCGCGCGGGTGATCTCGTACTTGGTGACGTTGTAGCCGAAGCTGATCGAGCGAATGATGCCGGCCCGAATGTCGGCGACGATGCCGGCCATCTCAGGGCGGGTCGACAGGCGCAGCGTTGCGCGCCCTTCTCCGTTCTCGATGCTGCCGCGGATTGCGATGCCGAGGATGGCAGCGACGCCGCCATGCACGCGGTGCGAGTCGATCACCTGGACGGTGCCAGCGTCGAATCGCGACATGTCCACGGCTTCTGGCGTAACCTCCAGCTCCTCCTCGTAGGGAGTCTCGGTCCACCAGTCGTAGCGCCGCACGCGCGAACCAGTCGTCCATACGACATCGACGGTGTTGTCGGCTTCGTTAAAAGTAGTTGGCACCAGCGTTGCCTCACGCGTTACCGAGGGCATAGTGCGCGGGTCGCTTGCGGACCGGCTGGCAGGGAGCGGATGGGTTGGCGTCGTCATGCCCCCATTCTGCGGATTGCTCTGTCTCAATTCTCGGAAAACTGAGACAGTTTTTCAAAAGCTATTCTTTTTTCTCGACCGCATGGTAACGGCCATTTACCAGGGCCAGAGTTTTCGCTGGGTACGACAGGACCGGGGCCGGCTCGAGCTCTTCCGGCCCCTGCTGCCGTGCGCTTACGGTCGGCTCCGCTTCGGCCTGTCCTGCAACGGCAGCATCCTGGGCGAGCTGGGCTCGTACAGCGGGAAGGTCTACAATGTTGAACATCAGGTGTCCATCCTGTTGAACCAGGTCGTTTTATCGAACTCTTCTTCGTTCGCGCAGGTTACCCGCGCTTCCCACCGCCAGTCATCCGGTGGCGGCGTCGCGCCTGTCCCGCCCAGGAAGGCAATAACATACGTCCGCTGGACATCGCCCGCTGTCACCACCTCGATTTGCGGTTGCTTCAGCTGGACGACACCCACCAGGTTCAGCACGACGGAGACGGCCGTGGTGGCGCGATCAATCAGCTCCTGGGTGATGTCGGCCGCATAGTAGCTCTTCTCGTCCGGGTCCCGGTCGACGGTCCACTTATCACCGATTTTCGTTGGCACTTTGCCGCTCATTCAAACCTCACTGTTTTGCTGCCGCTACCCTCGAATGGGGTAACCCGGCTGCCGCTGCTGTCAAAGGGAGTAACGCGACTACCGCTGCTCCCGTAAAGCGTGACACGGCTGCCACTGCCTTCGAATACCACGATGCGCGCCGGAGAAATTTTCGATATGTCGATCACCGCGCCGGTCGGTGCCGTGTAGTTGATCGCGGCGGCGGCGCCAGCAAGTGCGAAGCTCGCGGCCTGTGCCTGCATGCGCCGGGTGACCCGCATCCCGACTGCCGCCCCGCTCAGCACCAGCTGGCCGGTGCCTGCCACGATCGTGGCCGCCTCAGGTACTGGCGAATACACCAATTGGGCATCACTGCCCTCGAGCGTGAAGCCCCCCGCCGCTGCGGCTAAGCGGCGCGCCACGGGTAGCGAGGCCTCAGTTCCGGACAGCACGAACGCGCCTGGTGCAGCCGGCAGCTTGCGGGACGCGGCCATAGTCGCGGAAGCGCCGGCTAGCGTGATCACGCCAACCGCCCCCGTAACGCGTCGGCCTGCGCGCACCGCTGCGGCAATGCCGGTCAGCGAGAACGAGCCGTTGCCGCCGGCGAGTCGTCGGGTGACAGTGAGCGATGCCGGAGCGGCCAACAGGCCGAACGCCCCGGTTTCTGCCGTCAACACCTGACCAGGGCTTGCGGCTACGCCATCGTCGGCGCTAATTTCAGACAGTTGAATGGTGGTCGAGGCGTTGATCGAGCGCAGGCCCACGACACCAGCGGCGGCGTAGGTCGCGTCCGTGAAGGGACCGAGGATCAGCGCACCGTCGAGATAGGCGCTGATTTGGTCGCCCGCCACCTTCAGCTCGGCGACGACTTCCGTTCCCGCCGTGAACGTGTACGAATACGTCCCGAGTGTCGAGGCGGTGCCGGCTACCATCCGGGCCAGCACAAAACCCGTTCCGCCTAGCGCCCGAAGGAAGTAAAAGCTTTGCGAACCGGCCGTGCCTCGTGCACAAATGCCGAGCGAATGACCTGATGTTGGTACTACCGGAAAGTAAAACCTCCCCTGCACCGTGTAATCGGCTGCCGCTGGTGCGACATCGTTACGGTAGTAGTACGCCGCCGTCCCGACGCTATTATGTCGGGCGCGACCGGCCGTGATGATGGCTCGCCCGTTGGTGGTAGCGGTCGATCTCGTCCAATTTGGGCTGTAGGCGTTTAGGTCGTCGCCATCCACGCCCTCGAACAGATCGGAAAAGATCTGTGCCACAGCTTACACCCCGAACGAATTAACGTTGAAGGTCGCATTGGCCGCCACGCCAATGAGCTGAATCACTTCGCGATAACCGTCCGTTCCAGTGACGCTGGCCGTGTCGATGCCGCGGCGCTGCATGGCGGCAAGCATGGCATTCTTAGCGGCCGTATTGATGCTCGATACCTTGCCGTCGAGCGGGAAGTCTGGCAACGCATCCAGCCGCGGATCGGCCAGCAGCGGCGCATGATCGACCGATTCGACCTGTGCCAGCGTCCAGTTGCGCAGCGGCTCACCGTTTTCCGGGTTGACCGGGAAACCCGCCTGCGAAATGACTGGGTATTTCGCCAAGGCGGTCGTGTATTCCTGCTCGCCCTCGGAGTTAGTGACGAGGATGATGTCGGCCAGGTAGTAACGCTTGCTCATCGTGTCTCCTTATCCCAGCGTCAGGACGCCAGCGGCCTGGTCGAAGTCGAGGTCGATCTTCTCGCCGTCGAGCAGCGTGATGCTATCGCCGCGGTCGTAGCAACCGATCAGGTCCTTGTTGGTGGCCGAGTCGTTGTACAGGACAGCGTAGCGGAACGGGCCCACCGAGCCGCCGGCCGCAGTAATCGCCAGATCAGCGAGCGTAAGCTTGTACTGGCCAGCCGTCTGCGCCGACGCGCTCGTGGTCACGTTGCGGCTTGAACAGTTGGCATACGAGATCTCGGTGAGGTCAGCCAGTACGCCGGCAGTGGCCGCGTTCGGCGCAGTGTTCGTCAGCGCGACCTTGATCTGCGCCGTAGAAAGGTTGTGCTTGCCGTGGGCCACGGCCTCAGAAAATTTTTGGAACTTGGTGAATGCTGGCATGTGCGTATGTCCTAAGTTTGCTGACCGGCACTGGCCTCATCAGCTGGGGTGATCGTTTATCTTTCAGGGCTCGCCGTCTGACTCTGCTCGGTCGGCATGTTTCCGCGCTGCATGAAGAGCAGTACATCGAGGATTCCCCTCCCTTGGAGATCTTTGATGTCGGACTCAAGCTCGGCAAAGACGACCTTCGGGTCGTAGCCACGTTGCCGCAACTTCTCGCTGATGCTTGACAGGCCCGCGCCGATCTCGGCCAGGTCGGCCTTTACATCCTGCTCAGGGTTCACGTAGTCCCACTTCGGCGGGCTGAAGTCGACCGATTTGTCACGGCCGCGAACTTTCCCGGCCATATAGGCCGCCTCGACGAAGGCGCCCCATAGCGGCTCGAGCAACTTCGGGATCAGGACCAGCCACTGCAGCTGCTGCACAGCACGTCGGAAGTCCAACAGGCGCACACGCGCGCTGCTGAAGTTCACACCGCCCATGTCGCCGGTCAGCATCTCGTAGGGCACGCCGATGCCGGCGGCGATCAGGTGCAGCTGGTACTTGACGTACTCGACGTAGCCCGGCGCCGCCTTCGGCTCGACCACTGTGAAGTTCATCCCGGCCGGCATGCCGACGACCGTGCCGCCGCCCAGGTCGCCCAGGTCACGCGCGCCATGCGTCTGCTCGCCGGCGCCGCCCAGCGATGCCGGGTTTTCCATCCCGCTCATGTCGCCGCTGGCCAGCACCGACAAGCGGGTCTCCAGATTCTTGCGCGCCAGCTCGGCGTCCTCGTAAAGCTGCAGGTCGCGAACGCGGGAGATCACCGAAGCGAATCGCGTGAAGCCTCGCCCTTGCCCGGGACGCGCAGGCGCGAACAGGTGCACGATGAACTCGGCCGAGACACGCTGGCTTTTCAGAGATCGTGCTGCGACGCCCTCCCCGGGATGCTGGTCAAAGAGCCAGTACGCCGCTACGGCACCGAGCTTGTCGTACTCGACGCCGTTGATGATGGTGTTGCCATTGTAGGCGCCGGACTTGGCGTCATCCAGCCAGTCGATCTCGAGCAATTGCAACTGCAGCGGCACCGGCAGATTATCGGACGCGCGTCGCCAGCGCAGGCGCACCAGCACCTCGCCGTCCTGTTCCATCGCGGTGTATGCCGCCTTGGTCAGGCCGAAAAAATCGTAGCGGCCATCGGCATCGCACTTCTTCACCCATTCGGCGAACAGCTTGTTCAGGATGTCTTTGTCGATGCCGGTGGCGCGAGGCACGATACCGGTACCAACGGCGGCGGCGGCCAAGCCTTCCAGCCCAGCCTGGATGTACGGGACGTTCTGCACCAGGGCCCGAGCCTTGGTGCGTAGCGTGCGCGCGTCGGCGCGATGGTCAGCATTCGCGCTCGCGCCGGCGCGCCTCGGGCGCCAGGTATCGCGCGGGCTGGCCGCTTCGTATGCACGGGCCAGCTGCTGGCGGGCGAAGTGGCGGGCGATGCCGGCGTGCGGGCTTACCCACCCGATAACCCGGTCGATCAGGTTCGGCATCAATCGCCCCTCGACGTCGTGAAGTTAAAGCGGAAGGCGGCTGGGCCACGATTGCGCGAGCTGGCGTTCACGACGGTCGCGACGTGGTTGCGTGCCGTGATCAGCGCTGCAGTGGACTGGTAGGTAACTTTGCGCCCGTCAAATTCCACCGACAGCGTGCCGGAGGCGATTGCGGAATCGAGCGCGTCGAGGTCAGATTGTGAGAGGGCCATGCCGCTTAGGGTAGCGGCATGGCTGTCTCACTTCTCGGAAAACTGAGACAGTCTTTTGAGATGGTGGCCTACTGATTTGAAGGGGAGCCTAATTCATCAAAAACGAGCCGCATTCTAAAATCACCCTCGGGCTCATGTGGCTTCAGGCCTTGATAGTCTGGATCCATCGGTTTGATATGCTTGACCTGATCGCGAGGTAGGGCGAGAGGCACACTTCTATCCTCAAAATTTTCGCGCAAACCTTCATTGCCTGCACTCAAGATCCACTGTATGTAAGCAGGATATCCCTTCGAAAGGTCGCCGTGCTTCACCTTCTGAGTGGTCTTCGCGTGGTTCAAGTGATAAATTTTTCGGCCAGACCAATAGAAAACATTTGCAAAACCGTGGTTCGAGATGGCTTGTCCATACTGCACGCCTGTAACGAACTCATTGCGATCGTATTCGACCGGATCTTTATATCCTAACATTGGGTGATGCACGAGAAGCGAAAGGTTTTCAGTATAGGGAGTTTTTGGATATTTCTGAACCTTAGCCCATTTCCTCTCGATCGCCGTCCGCATCCACATATGCGGTTCGATTGGAATCGTTATTTTTGCAACATCAACTTTGCGACGAAACATTGTTCTTGCGAAGACCCGGATCGCTTGCTGCATGTCTGCTGGGATCAACCCGACGATCTCGCACCCCATAGGACGACCATCAATAAAACAACGAAGATCTGGTCGATCATCGTACTCGGTTTCTGACAAATTGTTTCCACACGCTCGCAAATAATTAAATAAGGCCTCACCAGCTTTTTGCTCCTCTTCCGTTGCAATGAGCCTTCCCATAAATTCTCCAGTGGATTTGAAATAGGCCAAATCTTAACCTGAAAATTCCTTAGCAAACTTGCGCCAACTCAAAGATGCTGCGCTATTTCTGCGCCTCCTTTTTTTTCGATCCGTCTTGCTTGATTATTCGATACACCGTTGCGCGCCCGATGTTTAGACGGCGCGCCACTTCGGTCGCGTTACGTCCATCAAACATCGCAAGTACTTCCTTCGTAATCTTTTCACGTTGCGCTGTTGAGCGCTGAGGGATGTAGATCTCGATCCCACTGAACTCCCGACGTACCTCTTCCTTGAGCACGGCCGCGCGCGGTGCAAAGTCCGGGAACTCGGCCGTGATGAATGAGAAGATCGCGTCAACCAGGTCGGGATTGCTGAAGACCTCGTTCGTTACCATTGCCGCCCTGCTGGCCGGCGCAGCGGCGGGCTGGATCTCGACGTGGATTTCGTTATTGGCGGCCATGGGTCGGTTCTCGATTGTTCTGGTGGTGTTTGCGTTGTTGGTACGGTTGGCAAGGATGCTGGGGTGTCGGGGCCGGCGATCGCCGGCGGCTGTTCGAACAGGTCGGGTGTGTCTGGATCCACGAAGTCACGCAGCACCTTCCACTGCGCCGGCGTCTTCTTATGCAGGCCCAGGTACTGGGCGCAGGCAACACCGTAGACCATCAAGTCGCCCGCCTCATTGCGGTCGGCTTTCTTCTTTTCCCAGACCCGCACCTTGCGCCCGCGCTTGAACACGGTGACGCAGTATTCGGCGGTCAGCTGCTCGTAGTACTCGGTCGGCAGGTCGGACGGGAAGTGGATCGCGCCGGGGCCGCTGGTGAGGTGGTAGCGCGCGGCCAGGTAGTCCTTTGCCGTGTCGGTACCGATCAGCCAAAGCTTCGCGCCGTGCGACATGGTCTTGCCCTGCCAGTTCACGTCGACGAGCGACGGCTTCGCGCTCAGGATTGGCTTGTTCAAGGTCGAGGCTCCCTTGATCGCGTAGACGTGCCGGTGCTGGCGGGTGCGCGTGAAGTTGTAGACGTCGTGCGTGTTGGCGCCGCCCGAGTCGATGAAGGCCGCGGCGATCGCCAGCATGCGGCCGCCGGCGTGCCGGTACCGGGTCAGCAGGGCCTGGTCGAGTCGGTCCTGCGTATCCTGGTCGGACGGCGAGCCGGAGATTACCTGGTAGTCGACCACCCATGCCTCCATGCCCTCGCCCCAGGCCAGCACCTTCAACTCGAAGCGGTCCGGTTGCGTGTCGACGGTGCCGGTCAGGATCAGGCCACCCTTCGGCACTGTGCCCATCTTGTACCCCTCGGCCCTGGCCGCCAGCTCGCCGGCCTTGGTCTGCTCTTTCTTGCGCTCCCAGCAGCGCGCGAGGCGCGTGTTGTAGAACGTGATCATCAGCTCTTCGCTGCCCTCCTCGAGCTTGGCCCGGGCCGCGCGGTATTCGCGCAGCAGCGCGTTCCAGGTGATCCAGCCGTAGGGCGCGAACAGCGCGTTGATCGTGAAGCTGACCGTCTCGCCGTCGCCCGGCACGCCATCGGACCAGAGGCCACGCGCGAACATGCGGTTCTTGTCGGATTCCGTCATGTAGGCGCCGCACTCGATGCACGGGTAGATCGCCTGCCCTTCGTCGTTCTGCTGGAGGCGTTCGAACACTAGCTGCTGGGCATGGCCACAGTGCACGCAATCGGCCAGCGCTTCCTGCTGCGTCCCTTGCAGGAAAAGCGACTCGATGATCGACTGGCCGGTGACGGTCGGTGAGCTGGGAAAGTAGCTCTTGCGATTGCGCTCGAACGAGGTCTGGCGCGCCTTGGCCAGCGCGACCGGGTCGCCCTCGCCGTTGACGTTCGCCTCCGCACGATCGACTTCGTCAAACAACACCCGGCGCGCCGGGATCTCGGACAGATTGGCGGCGGCGCCGGCGGTGACGATATGTAGCGAGCCGCCGATGTATTCCTTCGTGTCGAGTGTATTGACCGAGTCGCGCGAGCGCGGAGCGGCTACCCGCTCGCGAACCTCCGGCACTGCAGCGATCGTCTTGCTCACGCGCGCGCTGGTTCGCTTGGCCAGCTTCCCGGTCGGCAGGATCCAGAGGAAGTTCGCCGGCGACTGGTGCACGGTGGAGCAGAACCAGTTCAGGCCCACTTGGGTCTTGAGCATTTGCGAGGCACCCATCAGGGCCACCGTCTTGCACCAGTGAGAATCGGACAGCGCCTCCATCACCGCGCGCGCATGCGGCGTCCGGCTGGTGCGGTACTTGCCCGCCTCGTTTGCGCCTGACTCCTTCGGGATGATCATGAAGCGGTCGGCCCAGGCGTCGACCGTCATGTTCGGGTCCGGCATCAGGCCTCGCGCGAACGCCGGCTGCACGACGCCATGGGCTGGGGCCAGGCCGATCATACGGTCGCTTCCTCGAGGTCGATCGCCAGCTTTTCGCCGAACGTGTGCACCATGCTTTCGAGCAGGGCGCGTAGCTCGCGCTCGATGACCGCCTCGCACTCGTCCGCGCTGGCCAGCGGCGCGACGTCGGCGGCGATACGGCGGGCGCAGTTCATCAAGCCGTCACGCAGCGCGCGGGCCGCCTCGAACACGGCCGAATCGACATCGGCCTTCACCAGGTACAGCCCGGCCATCTCGGCCAGCTTGATCTCGGCGACCGCCGCCTCCGCCGCCTCCCGACGTGCGCGGCTCGAATCGTATCCAGGGATCTTGGCCTGCGCCTCCGAACCTCCGGCACCTCCCGCACCCGCCGCGGAAGCGGGCTGCGCCCCATTTGCCAGGGAGTCAGGGCGGCTGCCGTTCGCACGCTGGCGGGTGTTCTTGCGATACAGGTGCGTCGCGTAGTCCGGGTCGACCTTGCCGTCAGTGACCGGGATCTCGCAGCGCTTCACCGCGTCATACCCGGACTGGCGGGAGATCCCCAGGGACGCGGCCCACTCGGCAATGGTTGTCAGGTTCGGCATGTGTTTCGGTACGTTGTCAGGATGTTTGTCAGGAAATTGTTTTGGGTTCCGCTAGTGCGCCGACGGGGCCTGAATTACCCTTGACCGCCATTGGCTGAGAAGAACCTAGACCCGGGGGGGTGTCCTATCGAAGCCTCGCCGTCCGCAGCGCCCGCTCCATCTCGGTCGCGAAGTGCTCGGGGAAGCGCGCGGACACCGTGTCGCCGGCCACCTCGAAGAAGCGAAGGCGTGGCTTGTACAGCTGCTGCTGCACGAAGATGAAGACCGGGCGGATGGCCGTGCCATGCCCGAACCGGCGCTTCAGGTAGATGCCAGGCAGCAGCCCGCGATTGCCACGCGGGAGGGCGAAGTAAGTGACGCCCTGGCGCGCGATGGTGCGGTTCGACCTGGTGCTGCCGCTGGCGCGCGACTCGTGGCCAACCCCGCCCTGCAGCTTCAGCTGCGAGAGGATCTGGCGGATCTGGCCACGCTTCACGTTGCCGTTGCCGTCCAGCTGCGCGCCCACGGCAGGAACGGCATACCATCCGGCCTGCAACATCCCGGCGCTCTGGAGCAGGCGCTCCATGCCCTTCTGCTTGCGGCCGCCGCCAAAGATCTGCGGGCCCAGGAAGCGATCGGCCGGCGTGCCGTTGCCAAATGGGTTGTCCTTCACCCAGATGCGCGCCTCGAGCTTGCTCTTGTTGGCGCCCTTGATGAAAGTGCCGTTCAGCGCGTATGCCGTCGGGCGATCGAACACGGTCTGCATCTCCGCCTTGACCGCGCCCTGGGCGTCCTTGATCGAGCGCGTCAGCGCGACCGCGGCGACGTATGCGCCCTGCCGCCCGAGCTCGGTGATGCGTGCCCCGATCTCGGGGAAGTTCGATTGGATGCTGACTCTCATTGCTGACCTTTACATGGGTTATCAAGGCAAACCCCAAACCGTGTTACGTTAAACCCCGCATGGATACTGGTTCTTAACAGGGTTAACAGGGTTAACGTGGTATTGCTACACACACGAGAATTAATAAAAGCTTGGTGCTTACGGAAGGAATTTGTTACGTGCGCGCGCTCGACCCCTGTTAACCCTGTTAACCCTGTAGACCCCGCATGGATGCTGGCTTTCAGCATTACAGTCGAGGCCGCTTGTCCGTTAGCCCCTGTTATCGAATGGGCGAACTTCACGCTGCACCCTTGATGTCGGCCAGTTTGTAGAACCGCTCGCACTGCTGGCTGAGGTTCTCCGGCTTTTCGTCGTCTGGCTGGGGCACATGAAATACAGTCAGCAGCCGCTTGGCCGCGCCGCCGATCGTCACCCACTGGCGATCCTTCTTCACGCGCTGCGCGATGAGTTCAGCGAACTTCGTGATCGTCAGCGCACGGAATCCGAATCGACTGCAGTAGCGGCCATAGATCACGTACAGGTGCTCGGACAGGCAGGAGCAATACGGTACGCTCAGGTCTCCCGCTTGCCAGGCCAAGTAGAACGCCTCCCAGTCCGGCCGGCCGAAGTTGATCATGCGTTCCTTCGACGACGTCATGATCGGCTTGGTGTGCGGCGTGAAGCCGTCCAGCGGGTACTCGAGCAGGAAGCCATAGAACGCCTCGCTGAGCCCGTCCGTGAGCGCAACCTGAATCTGCGCAAGCAAGAAGGGGTCGAGGGGATTGCGGGCCTCGACTACCTGGAAGCGCCGGTCCTCAGGCTCGATCGGCACCGCCTGAAACTCGTTCGAAAGCATCACCACATTCATGTGGTTCGCTTCGGTGCGGTCATCCTTAAACTTCTGGCTGATCGGCATGTCGCGGCCGGTGATCATGTGCTTGATCAGACCGAAGTGGCTGTACTTGTCCTGGCGTGAAAGGATCTCCTCGAACAGCACGAACAGCTTCTGCGACCGCCAGTGTGTGTACTGGGCTTCGAGCTGGTGCTGGCCGCCGGTGGCGCCGTGCGCACCGTAGATCGGCTTGACGATTCCCTCGAAGAACAGGCTTTTGCCCGTGCCCTGTTTCTCGCCGAAGAAAAGCAACGCGGTTTGCATCTTGGCGCCGGGGTTTTGCAACGGATAAGCCAGCCAGCACAGCACCCAGTGGAAGATCTCGTCGCAGTTCGCCTCGCTGCTGCACAGGCTGTGAAGCAGGCCAAGAGCCAGCTGCGCTTTCGCGTCGTCCTTCTTTGGCTTGAGGGGAAAACCCTCGAACATGTTGATATGCGTGTCGAGGTCGACGCGCTGCGTTGGGTCGAACACCAGCTTGTCCAGGTCGACCTCGCGGTGCATTGGATGACCGATCCAGCGAGAGGCCAGGTCCGACCCGCGCGCTAGGGCCATTGCGTCATAGGCGATTACGGTACGTTTCTCGGCGTCCCACACGGTCTTGGTTCCGTACAGCAGCGTGTACCGCTCCAGCATCATGACGATGTGATTGTCGGCCCCCGCTCCCCCGTCGTCGACGGCGACGCCGCGGATTGTCTTCGGCAGGTTGCGCGGGCTTATGTTGCGGCGCTCGGCGTGCGATGACCATGTGGCCGCCGCATCTTTACCGACCATATCCACGAATGCCCCGCGCTTCATGCGCAGCTTGTTCAGCGAATCCCAGACGTCAGTCGATCCTTGCACCAGGGCGCAGTGCGATAGCGCCCACTCCAAGCTGAAAATGCCGGTCATGACAGCAGGCGCCCCAGCTTCGGCCGGCGGCTCGTCCTGGGTGGAAGCCGCGTTTCCCGAAAGGGGTGCGGGGGAAGCCGGCGTAGAGCGAGCAGGCATCCCGGATGGGGAGCGGGGAGGACGCCAACCGGCATCGACAGCCATCTTGTAGATCGACGCAGCCGTAATGCCACCAGCACCGTCGAACGACTTCCAATGCCCTTCTAGGTCTTTCGGCCCAGCGTACTTTTGCGACTTCGACGACCACCAGTCCCAGACCGCGAAACCGCCTTCCCCGAGGGCGGCGTACACCCCCATGCCGACACGGATCCAGTCGTCATATCCACAGTCGGCGCTTACGAAAGCAAGGGCCGATTCCAGCTTGGCACGGTCGTCGGTCTGGGCCAGCGCCGGCATGGTCGGCGACATGGCGCGCTGGCCCTTCGCCTGTTGAACGGTTGCACGCAGGCGATTGAGCACTGTCGGGTCGATCGGCGAAACGGTCGCAGGCGAGTCCGGAAAGGCGCGCGTTGTGAAGGTAAAGAACTGCCGGCCGCAAAAAACCTCGAGGCCGATGTCATTCGACTTGAAGGTATTCGATTCGCCTTGCACGATAATGTGCACGCCCTTCCCAGAGGGCGAGTATTCGGTGTACGAAGCGCATGCGCTGATGATGGCCGCAGCGCGGCCCGACACAGTGCCGGCCTCGTCGATACAACCGTCGATATCGATCCCGATCAGCCCGTCGCCAGGTAGAAATGCGAAGCCAATCCCCGAGTATCCGTTCTTAGCTGCCTCGACCGCTGCCGCGAGCGTCACCAGCTCGCGGCGATCCTCGTCGCTGCCCTGGACGCCTGTGCGCCGCCGGCCGCTGGCGTAGTACGGCATCTTCTTCGGCTTTTTCTCGCCAGGCTCGAACTTCCAGACGAGCCACTGCGCGCGGTTCGCGAGTTCGCCTGGCACGGCAGCCAAATCAAGCGCGAGCACGGTCCGCCTCTGCTTTCTGCAGCTCGATCAGCATACCCTGGTAATGGCACAGCGCACGAAGCTTCTCCAGCTCCTCGTCTGGCCGTACACGCGCCCTGTGACGACGGTCAAGTGGTTTCCTAGTCGTATCGTGTGGACGGTTCAAAATCGGTGTCATATCCTGCGGCGGGGCGGTGTTTTGCATGTATCTCTTCTCGTGGCGGAAAGCCGGTGTTTCGTCGAATGCAGCGATTAGCGTTCCGCCATGCCTTCAAGGCCCGTCAAGACCGTCTCCAGGGCGCGCTCTGTACGTTTCACAGCCTCGCGCACACGCTGCACTTCGGCTCGCGTAATCCGGCCGTCCTCGAGCGCCTTGTTGATCTCGGCTCCCACCTCTCCATTGGTTTGCCACACCTTTGCGACCATCTCCAGCATGGCCATGTCGCCAGGCGCTACGCCCTCTTCCACGCGCACACACACATAGCCGTGATTCGCCGCCAGAGCGTGCAGAATCGCGTGCTCTCCGGTGATACCCATTAAGCGATCCGCCTCGTCCAGCGTGGGCTTGTTGGTCAGGCTGTTCGGGTTTGCCTTGTTCCGCAGGATGGCGGCCGACATGCCCATGCGCGGCGCGATTGCTTCGCAGCCGCCTGGGGCGCCGTGCACGGTCTGGTGAAATGCGTCGAGGTGGTTCATGCGCAAAGCCCTTCAAAAAATGATTCAAAAAACAACTTCAAGAAATAGACTTCTGGAAACAAAACACAGAAGAGGTTCCTAATGCGTGCCCGACTCGTCCAACTTGAAACTGCACATCGCGCTCTTGCTGCTCAGCACACGGCTTTAATCGAACTCATCCGGGCATTGCTGCCTCTACTGCCTGTTTCATCCTTAGTGCTCGAGCGTGCTGTGGAGGAGACGGTTCGACGTTGCTCGGCTGGCACAGAGAATATGGATCCAGCGTTCCAAGCAGCTGTCCAGAAATGGGTGTCAATCCTCGCGGCCGATGCCCTAGAGCCGCACTGCGCGCAAGGTCAAGTCAATCCGGCTTCACTTCACGGGCTTCGGCCGGCTGAGGAGGTAACGCGACCTCAGCCTTATCGGTCGCACGCCGTCGAGGACACTGCAATGCATACAGACCCTCGATCGCTCCAAGCGTCGTGCTGAGGCAGCGAGACTGGCCATTAAGGATGCGGTTGACGGTAGGCTGCGAGGTTTTGAGTTCGGTCGCCAAGCGCGTCTCGCTCCAGCCAGTCGCCTGCTTAATTTCCCTGAGAAGGGTCGAAGGGTCTTTGTCCATATCCACCAGTCTATACACGAATGGATAAGATCGCAATACTTAAATGAATAGTGCCTTGCATACCACTTATACGCATGCGTATAGTCTCCGAATGACTATTGCCAACAGACTTGACGAAGCGATGAAAGCGGCCGGGATCCCGTCGCAGAATGCGCTCGCCCGTCTGTCCGACATCCCTCAGCCGACGATCAACCGCATCCTTAAGGGTGTTGGCAAAAAAGGCCCCGAAGCCCATACAGTTGTTCGCCTGGCTGAAGCGTGCAATGTGTCATTCCAATGGCTGTATGAAGGTATCGGTCCAAAGGAGCGAGAGCCACGAACTCAGCGCGAAGAAACCCCGGCGGAGACCATTCGAGTTTCGGTCGACGATGGAGATAGCGGAAAATTTGTTGGGGTACGGATGCTGACGCGTGTGATCCATGCCGGTATGGATGGTGTTGATGGCGATTTCGAGTACGACGATGGAATCGCCTTGAGCTTGCCGCTTGATTGGGTTCAGGCCAAACGCCTGGATCCTGCAAAGCTTGTCGCTCTCAAGGTAAAGGGCCAGAGCATGTACCCAACCATGCGCGAAGGCGATGTTGTCATCGTAAACACGGCCGATCGTAATCCGCTCGACGGCGAGCTCTTCGCTGTGAACCACCATCACAAGCCGGTAGTTAAGAGGCTTGAGCGCGAAGGGGGCGGTTGGTATTTAGCCTCAGACAATCGCGCGCCGGCTTACGGCCGGCGACCTGTGGAAGAAGACACTGAGATCGTGGGCCGCGTGGTCCGGATGCAAGTGGACTTCATTTAATGCTGGTACGAGTAGCCGAGATCGACCCGTATGGCGGGCCGATTAAGGTTGTAATTGTCGATTCGGAATACACGACAGCCCGACCAGGTGATGCGCTGCTCAAGCGTCTACAGCCTTATTTCCCCGTTCACCCGATAATGCTGGTCTCAGTAGAGCAGAACGGCTATCGAGCACATGCACCATTTCAGACACATCGGTTACTGGCTTTAATGCAGCTAGAGCAGCTGACTCTTGAAGCTATCGACCTGAGCACTCCTCCACCAGAAAAAGACGAGCCACTCCCCTTTTAGTGACAATTGGTGAGGTTCCCGTATAAGTTAGCCGCGTATAATTTTGTTGCGATTCGGCACGCTCTGATGCCGGCATGGAGATCCAGGATGGCCTTGAAACCTTGCACAGAATGCGGCTATAGCATAAGCACAAAGGCAGTGGCCTGCCCCCAGTGCGGAGCAAAGGGTAAAAAGCCCACTAGCATTGTGACAAAGCTCGTTGCCGCAATCCTCGCGCTGGCCGTGGCAATCACGGTCTTTGCCCCGAAGCCAGACGAATCCACTGCCGCCGCCCCGACAGCGAAGAGAGAGCCTGCAGATCCAAAAGAGAAGCAGCATTTCAGCGGACGCTGACAGTGGTCAGGTCCATCAAGGCATCTCTACGTGATCCCGCCTCAGTGGAGTGGTCCACGATTGGTGCAAATGAAGATGCCAGTGTCGTATGCGTTTTGTACCGCGCTCGCAATGGCTTCGGAGGTATGAATTTAGAGGGCGCCACCTTCGCTGCCGGAAAGCTGACGACCTCCGACGCAGCTTGGCGTAAAAACTGCGATAGCAAAAAAATGGCGTACGACTTTAGCTCTATCAGAGCTGTGATGTAGACCCGTCCACCTCTACAGAGACCCTGCATTGCAGGGTTTTTTTTCGTCTCCATCTCTTCGTAGCTCCGACCCTCGCGTATAAATTAAGCGTCACTCTATCCATTCATGTATTGCTTTATCTATTCGTTCATGTATAGTTATCTCAACGCCATATACATGGAGCAAAGGGATGAGCACTTTCCACGTCACTGTCCGGACCGCCGGCTACACCACCGAATACACCACGCAGCAGCAATCTGCCGCTGAAGCTGGCGAGCAGGCTGCTGCGCGCTTTGCCGACGTCCCGTGCGGCATCACCGTCATCGCAGGTGGCCGCTAATGGACGGCCAGATTCGCCGCCGCGAGCCGACGGCTGCTACCGTACCCGGCCGTCAAACGCTATCTCTGCCGAAGCGCCTAGCGAATTTCGTCTGCACCAGCGGCGCCGTCGACGCAATCCCTGACCTGGGCGACCGGCGCTTCGCGGTAGTTCCCGCTGGTCCCGCTACCGTCTCCGCCCTGCGCAAAGCCATCCTGAACTGCGGCCCAAGCCACTGTCGCCGAGCCGCTCGACACCGACCGCCGCCTGCACAGCTTCATCGCGAAGCTCTCGGGGACGATGGAAGGCCTGGGCGAGCGCGAGCTGGACGCGGTGCTGTGGAACCTCATGACCACGAAGCCGGCGCCGCCAAAGGCAGGCTGACATGCCCTTCCGCGCCCTCTTCCGCTACTACCGCTTCATCGGGATGAACCCGTGGGACGCCGCCATCCTGGCGTACAAGCTGCGCCGGCGCTGATTCCTTTTCTTACCTTCAGATTGCTCAACATGAACACCACTACCGATATGCAACTCCCTCCTCCGGCAGCGCGCTTCTGCCGTGATTGCCAACACGTGCGCTATGCCGGCGAGCAGTCCAGGTGTCAGGCCCCCGAACTGCAAACCATCAGTTTGGTAACCGGTCCTGTTGACGCCTTCTGCGTCCATGAGCGCCTGCCTGGTAGAGGTTGCGGCATCGAGGCTCAACTGTTCGTCGCTAAAACGCCCGCTCAGCCCTCAGAAAATTTGCTTCGGTCGTCCGCAATGATCCAGCGCGCTGAAGCTCCTAGCTCGGCCAGTACAGCGCCGAGCAAGACGCTATCCGAGCGCGGCGTTGACCCGAAAACGGAATGACAGATCGCTTTCGCCGTAACCAAACGCTCGAAGACGATCTCGGCAGCTTCTATTTCCGCAGCCGCGAGGCCAGGGACTTGGTTCAACTCTTCCAAACGGCTTCTGAGATCCATTATTTCGCTCGACTGTAGTTAAAAAAGCATTCTGACACATCAGGAATCATGTTCCTGAAAAAGGAAACACATGGAACGCATCTCGCCCGACCGCGCCTGGTTGCAGGCCGCCCACATCAAGCTGCGCACCCCGATGCCGCTCGACGAAATGCTGAAGAACCCCTGCCTCAAGATCGTTCTCGAGGCAGTCGCCCGCCGGCTCATGCAGCGCCGCCAAGGTTCCGACTTAAAGAAGCTGCAGGCCAACGACCACGACTGAACAAGGGACAAGATGGACATGACAACGAAAGGCCTCTCGTCGATCGCGATCGACTGGGTATCCGTCACCATCACGATGCCGGACGACGACACCCTGGTGTTGATCGCGCTGAACGATGACGATACCTGGACCGGCTTCCGCGATGGCGATCGGTGGCGTTACGCGGATGGGATGCCGATCGAGAAGGAGCGCGTCACGCACTGGGCGCACATGCCGCCCGGCCCTGGCGCAGAGCGCGAGAGCCCGACATTGGCGGCGCCGGTACTGATCCCGCTAAACGAACACACCATCATGATCCTCGGCCGGGCCGACTTCGCATGCATGCGCGTGGCGCAGCGTCTGCGCGAGCTCGGCCACAAGATCAACCGCAACGCCCAGGAGGAACAGGCCGCCGTCATCCACCTGAATCTGAACATGTACCAGCAGCACGGCGCGGCCTGGTTCGAGCACGCGAACGCTTATCTCGACCAGGGCTGCCCGGCATCGACGAAAGCCGAGCCCAAGTGATTGACCCCGCACGCATTCAGTTCCAGCAGCAGGAGCGGCGGCTACTCGAGGACGAGGACAACCGCGGCTTGAACTGCCATGGCTGCCTATTCCACCGCCAGCCGGCTCGGGTTTGCATCCAGGCGGCTGCGGAGGCGGCGAAGCGCGGCCTGCGGGACTGTGACGCGGTTGACCAGTTCGGCGAGGTCGTGATTTACGTGGCCACGGACATTGATCCAAGGCAGATGGACTTAATAGGAGAGCACGCTTGAAGCGCGACCTTGTGACCCTGCCGCTCGACCCGCCGCTGCCCGAGGCGCTGATCCGCGCGAACGTCCAACACGAGCAACAACTTACGAAGGTAGCAGCATGAGCGACAACATCCCACCCTGCAGCTGTCCGTCGGGTCTAGGCGGCTTGCAGTGGCCATGCCCCGCACACCCACCGGAGCTCGATGTCGAGCAGCAGACTGCCGCCCAGGTGGCAGCGCTGGCGCAGCAAACCAACCGTCGACTGGATCTGGCCGCGACCCTCGAGGAGCGCGAGCGCTTCGAAGCGCAGATGCTGGCTGAGGGCGTCACCAACTTCACCCGGCGCCCCAGCGGCCGCTATGACCACATGGTCCTCGAATGGATCTGGCTGGGGTGGCGTGGACGCGCACGGGCGGGAGCCCCGTCGTGACCGATAACCGCGGCCCAAGCAGATGCATCGCCTGCGGCCAGCTGCTCGGCATGCCACACGCCGCTGGCTGCAAATTCGCCCCATTTACCGTTCAGAGAGCCCATTGATGAGCAACCACAGCAAAACCCGCATCGCCAGGCAAGACACGTTCTCCTTCGCCGCCGGCCAGTACCTGTACAAGCACGGAGCTATGCAGGAGCGCGAGCTGCTGGCCAGCCTGGCCAGCGCGCTGCGCCAACATGATCAACGCGAAGCGCTCCAGTGCGCGATACAAGCTGGCTGGCTCAGGATTGTCGAGGGTGATCTCATCGATTGCAGCCCTTTCGCCCGCGCGCACTACGACCAGCTCGCCGGCATTGTCGGAGTCAAGCCGCTTGGCCAGATCGCGGCGCCACGCGAGGCATATAACGCTTTCGAGCGACCCGCCCTCAGCAAGAAGAACATGCCGAACTCGCGCGGCTCGCGCATCGACATCCCGGCTTGGTCGGTCCGGCCTGCTGGGTTCGGCTTCAAGAGCATCGGCGGGGGCGGCGTATGAAGATGGCAAGTGCCGCCTGCGCAAACTCGTTAGAGCGAGTCACTATTGGCGGGCCCGGTCTTCGCAAAATCTGGGCGATATTTCCGCAATGCTTCAACGCAGCGAGTTATTTGCTGCACGCACAGCTGGATCGGAATTGGATTCCAAACGAGAGGATGTGTAATCGCCCCCGTGTCATGGTTCGTTTGAGTCGCTACGTACTGGTGAACTCGCGTCATATTGGAACGAAAGTCGTAAAGCGCCTTTCGGAGGGTCGCCAGAGCGAGAATCGCATTGTAAGAGCCAAGTTCGTGGGCCGGCACAGCCTTCAAGGAGTCCAACAAGCTTTCTGTAATCGAGTCATCGTAATTGATTTTAAGCTCGATGAAATTAAAACCGCCTTCACGAAAGATGCGGCTCATCTGCTCAGTAAACTTTTGAGCAGAGTCGCCCAGTGCCAATATCTGGTCATAAGTGCGTACGCTAGTGAGCCGCTCAGCTTCCCGGACGGAATCAAGCGCAGCCCGCGCCTGTCTTTCCCCAAAAAAATATGCAAAGAATATGGCAGCGATCGACCCTACAGCTTGGACCCAGCCCGACCAATCAGACTTGGACAGCCCAAATTTAACTCCCACGTAGATCAAATTCGCGGCGATAACCGTCAACAGGAGCAACGCTTTTACATAAGCCGACTTGTAAATTATTCTGATAATTATCATGGGAGCAATATTAGCATGAGGGCCTCCACCGATAAATTCCGCGTGCGAGTTCAGGTGGCCAAGCTCATGTGGCTGTTGAGAAATCAGGACTTTGAAGGTGCATAATGGATACGTTCCTGACAACTGACGCAGTCGTGCGGCTCACTGGCCGGCGCCGCAAATCAAAGCAGGTTGAGCAGCTGCGGCTGATGGGACTCCCCTTCTGGGTAAACGCGGTCGGTGAGCCGGTCGTTACAGTAGCGGCTGTCGAGGGGCGCAAGGAAGAACCGCGCGAGAAAGTATGGGTAATGCCAAGGCGGAACGATGGGAAGAAAAAACACGCGTAATTTGAACATGCCGCCGCACATGCACCCTCGAGTGCAGCGCAGCGGCAAGGTCTACTATTACATGTACAAGAAGGGTCCTGACGGCAAACGCCAGGAGATCGCCCTCGGTGATGACTTCATTCTCGCCTTGAAGAAGTACGCGGAGCTGAACGTCGTAGTAGCCCCGAGTGCTGGCGCGACGTTCGCTGACCTGCAGCAGCGCTACCTGGTCGACGCGGTACCGAAGCTGGCCGCTAATTCTGCCAGGATGTACCGGTCCGACATCAAACACTTGCTGGCATCCTTCAGCGAGGCGCCGCTCAGCCAGATCAAGCCGATGCACATCCGCCAGTTCCTGGACGACCACGCAGACAAGCCGACCACGGCGAACCGCTGCAAGCGGGTGTTCTCGACCATGTGGAACCATGCCCGCGGCTGGGGATACACTGACCTGCCCAACCCATGCGAAGGAATCCAGGGCCACTCGCTGAAGAAGCGCACCGTGTACATCAACGATGCCGTGTACAAGGCGGTCTGGAACAGCGGCAGCGCACCACTGCGCGACGCAATGGACCTGGCATACCTTACTGGCCAGCGGCCGGCGGACGCGCTGAAGATGACAGACCATGACATCGTCGATGGGCACCTAATCGTTACCCAGGAGAAGACGAAACAGCCGTTGCGCATCAAGATCGTCGGCGAGCTGGCCTTGCTCATAGCGCGCATCAACGTGCGCAAGGCTGGGCATAAGGTCATTACGGCCGCCCTCCTAGTCAACCAGCACGGCAAGCGATTAACCGGCCCGACACTGCGCTCGCAATTCGAGAAGGCGCGGGCAGCAGCAGCCAAAGCAGTGCCAGAACTGGCCGACGAGATTAAGAAGATGTGGTTTTACGACCTGCGCGCAAAAGCGGCGGACGATACGGCTGACGGACTGGGCGAGGAAGCTGCAAGCAACCTACTTGGTCATGAGGATGTTCGGACGACTAGGCGTCACTATCTACGAAGGGGAAAAATTGTCACGCCGACGAAGTAGTTTAGCGTGTAAACATAAAAGGCCCGCTCATCTGGCGGGCCTTTTCAACTGATCATGCAAAAGTTCAATCTTTCCAACCGAACATTTTCCCAAGCGCTTGCTTGAATTGTTCTTTGTCTTCAGCAGACCAGTCATTGTGCATACCATTGCACGGTGCGGTCGCGCTCAGCTGACCGGCTGCAGCAAGCTTTGCGGCTGCTGCTCGCGCTTCTACTTCGCTGATCGAAGAAAGCGGGGTACCAACCTTAGGGAAATTAAGATTGGGAACGCCTGTTTGGAGCGATTGAACTTTCATGGCTATTCCTCTCTTGAGAATATTACTTGTCACTTGATCGATATGCATGTCGACCTGGCCAACTGCAGGCATCAGGTTGGTGGCTGAGGTTGCGAAATCAACAAACTTCATTTCGCCCCCGCTGTATTGATCCCTCGACTTCGCGGTCTCTACCGCCTGCTTGGAACACCGATTCTCTTTCCAGCAACCGAATGCCCAGTAAGAACCGGATCCAGCACACAAGACACTTTCCGAGTCAATATCCTGATGCTTACGGAAAGCAACCGCACCGGACTCATCGTGGATCATGCACACAGACATGCCCTTCTGTGGCGGCATCCCTGACGCGTCAACTGGGTTGGAACGAATCCAGTTCTTGTATTCTTGGATCTTCGTTCCGTCACCAGCGAACATCAGCGAGTGACCGCGGTAACGCAAAATCTTTTCGTACCCAGTGTCGTCTAGGTAAAAGATCCAAGGACCGTATGGAACCGACCACCGTGAATCTGTTGCCAT